CCTTCACCGATGAAGTGCGATATCACTTGTGTGGCGCCAGGTATGGCTTTTACAATGCCACTCCCAACCGCCTTGGCCAAACCAAGCAAAAACTTGCCGGTCGAATTATTGGCCGCTATGGACGCCTGCGGTAGCATGCGTTCAATCCTACGCCTCTCGTCCATCGCTCGCCGATCAAACGGCGGCGGAATCTTGACAAAGGCTATAGCCGGCGAGTTGGGAGCAACCTGCTCCTCAAACAATGACATCGTCTTAATGCGTATAGTGGCGCCATTATCCAAACCAGTGAACAATATCACTGTGGTATCTGCATCACTAACGCCAAACCCAACGAGCGGGATAACCGCTGCCGCTGGCAATGGGGGTGTCGACTGGAAAAACTCAAGCGTTACAGCTTGGTCGGCAATCGACAAACCCTGTGAATCTGGCGAGCCCAAAAGGCCGTTGCCCGGTGTGCTGCCACCTGCAGCATCCACGGAAACCACGGCCTGGCCCGGTCCCCCGAACCCATCCTGCCAAACAAAGACTTGGTTCGTCATGCGACACAACCCGCCGCCTTGTGCAAGCGGCCAATCGGCCAAATTACCGGTAAGGTTGTGATAAAAAGCACTCGACGTAGGCAACTGAAACTGCCCCACACCAACTGGCTCCGCAGTAAGTGCTAAAGTTGCGATCGGCGGCAACACCGTCGCATTAGCTGCACATCCTGCAAAAGGCGGAGTTGGAATCAACAGGGTTGAAGGTGGGGAAGAAGCGGTATTCTCCCGCATTGCCATGTACTGTGCGGTAGTACAAGCGGGAGGCCGAACCCAACGCTCCGAAAAACCCCGAGTCGGCACATATACGCCATCTCGCGCAGGACCAACATAACAGAACGGGTTCATGCCCGTCATGTCTGCGGCCTCGACCGGTACGCGAAAAATGGCAGTAGTAGCCATCGGCGAAAATTGTGCCAAAGTCTCCTGAGACGCCCAACTGCCTGGGGTCAGCCAAGGCTGAGAACCAGTCACGTTGGTACCAGGAGCAATAAGGGTGGAAAGTATCTGCGAAGTATTCAGCAGAGGTACTGGAATTGGGTAAGCAGTTGTCTCGTCATGACCCAGGAACGCCGAAAAGGTGCCGGCGGTAACAGTGCCACCATCCTGGAAAGCAGAACTGGTGTTGTAAGCAGTTATGCTAGCGCCCACTGGTCTCCACGCGATAGGGAGAGTTGAAGGGGCGTAAGAATTGACGGTGGCGAACTTGAGTCCTTGATCCGTGAGAGGTAAGGGGGGATTCCCCGTGAGCGTGAGTTCAACAGGGAATGAGAAGACCGCGGACTGTGTTGGAACAATCCCCGCGGCGGGAACGATGGCGCAGCATTGATAGCTGTACCAGGGCCCCTGCCCGGTTGGCCGCGTGAGACACACGGCAGAAGCGGTCGACGTATTTGCGCTGAGAATAAGTAAGTCCCAGGCGCCGCCGTCAGCTGCGGCTGGCGCCTGGATGTCAACGTTTCGCATGTACTCGGACACCGCTGTGGGGGTAGTGGTGCCGTCGGGGACACAAACAGTTGACGTGACTGACGAGGCGGGATGAAGGCTCTTGACAACATAGTCAGCTCCCGCTTCGGTAAGACCATCGCGCAATAAGGCGGTGGTGATTTTGTCTTGTAAATTAAATGATTGGGCGAGTTAATTGTTCGACCCCAGGAGCAACTCGACACACTGGGGTCTAGGCTGCGCTTTGTCACAGCCGCAACTGGTCACTTATTTAATGAGGTCCCCAGACTTGAACTAAAGACTTCACCTCAAAGCCCGGCTGACCTAAACGATAATTCGAAAAAGGTCCCGGGCGGTCGCGCACCCCCCCAATATAACCCGTGGGCGTGCAGCATGGCCCACCCTCCCGGAAGGGGCGCGCGGCAATAAATAATCTCATCCTTTATAGTTAGGAGAACTAAAAGTCGACCGGCTGGCGCGATAGAATATTTGTAAAATCGCGCTCCATAATCCGGTCGACAATGGGGCTGCTGAGCTTAGCTCGAACATACCCCAACCCGAGTATCTCAGACTCGAGTTTCCGAAGCTCGTCAACGCCGACGCCGTACTTAATTGCGAAGAATTCGTAAATTTGCGTCGACGCAATCTGACGAGATTCGTCGTAGTGGTGTTTCCACAATGGCATGATGTTCGCACCCGGTAGCATATGAACCTTCAAAAAGGCTTTCAAAACCGGCAACGTGTGGCAAGTAGGCCACATGCCGGCCGCTACCGCTGCCGCAAAACCTCGCACCTTACGGTGCGACGGCGGCTTGAGCGTGTAAAAAAGACGCGCCAACAAGCGCCCGGGCTGCGGCCCAAAACCAAAGCCATCGGCCGCGGGGAACCAAGCGCCTGAAACAAAAGTCACATCATAAGGTGACGAAAAAACACGCGCCTCGGGAACGATACCAAATCGGCGCTCCTGCGCAACCAGAAAATCACAATCCGGTCTCACAGGGAATGCAACCAACAGGTCATCCCCAGCCACCATAATATGCCCGCGCAAAGAATGCGCGCGCATCACGGCATAAATTATGGCTGCGTTCATCAAAGAATTGCCGAGTGTGGTGTCGTTATGGCCCGATCGCGTGGTCCCTTCCACGGTCCACACGAAACGGGCATGTGCCTTAGAAAACCGGTTAGTAGTAGTGTAACAAGCACGGCTGAAAGCGACTACCCGCTCACCAGCTGGCGCATACATCTGCTCCTTCAACCATTGGCACAATGCCCCCATGCAAGCATCCCAATTCTTACCATCACGCTCATAAAAGAAGGGTGAACCAAAATCCTGCACTGCCCGCTGCATCCAGCGGGCTATCGCAGGTGCGTTCATACCCGAAGCGAACGTAACACTGATCCCATCAACCTCCCGACCGGAAAAAACTTCCGCATACGCTTTTTGGAGCGCGTAGAAGGCCCATGCTTCTTCAGCTTGAGTGCGCAAATTACGATAAAATTGAATCAATCGCGCCTTTTTGGGTTCGTCGTGCCCTGACTCGTACTTAACCATGACATTACATTTCCCTGGCAAGTACGGATCCTCCAACAACGACCTGGTAATCATCTGCTGCTTAACAACAGGCCACTTGGCTAGCCAGTTATCATGCCAAAAGGACATCAACGGACCCAACGGGGCCGCGACGTAAGGCAAAAAATCACTGACAAAGCCCATAAAATCAACATCTCCAGCCGCACAGTCCGGTCTCCGTGAACCGTGCCGCTTACACAAGGCATTGTGAGCATTGCACATGCATGTCCGGCAAGTAAAGGACAAACCGAACACAATCCCCACTGCAACAGCACCCCGTGCGTCATCATCACAAACGACGCGCGGGGGCTGCACGAGGATCTTCACGTGCTCTCCAAGCATAGCTTCGTCCCCAAAACCAAGGCAAACGGTGTTAAACACACGCGCCCCGATAAAAAAGGAACGAGGCTGGGCCGCCATACAATCAATGCGGCCATAAACGTCAAGGAGTGGCTCACTGCCAAACTGTCACTCACGAGTGAGCAAATTCCCACCACGCGTGACACCACGCGCCCATGCCCCGCCCTGCACCGTAAGACCAGCACGGTGCCCGATCGAGTAAGCCACCTTCCTTGGACCGCGAAAGATACGCGTCAAAAGACCCCCACGCGCCGTACGCAACGCCTCTACGGCGTCCTCGACGGCGCGATCGATCGCGATGTGGCCAACGATCGCCTCAGGAAAAGCCTCAAGGAGGATGGCCACCATAATTTCTGGCGGTACACTATTCCTCCTGGCTCCGACGACGACAAACCGACAGATATGATCGGCTAGCGCGTTGGGCGTGGGGTTACGCCCCACTGCAACCAACGCACTATGTATGGCGGCTGACGTCTCAGATGCGACACGACGCACCTCCTCAGGCTTGAGCAATGGCAAGTGGTGCCGGACACGGTCAATCATCTTATCCGCGCCGCCCGCCGCTTCGAGCGCGGACACTAGCCCGTCCATGTCGATGGCAAAGACGGGCCGGACCATGTCAGACCGAAAATGTATGGCAACAGGAACCCTGCGCGGGGCACCTGCGCCAACTGCGTCGCCTGGCTCTGTCATAATATACGACAACGTAAATTTTGGTTTGCGAACGCCAGCAATGCGACGAAAAGCCCCCTCCACCGCCATAAGCCCCGGGGTGCCGAGCTCATGAACGCCGCGGTAATACTCCTGTTTATGCTGCAAAGCAGTGACGACAGGCCCGTAGCGCATGGCACGGTCACCCTGCCAACGCGACTGGGTCCACACGGGACCACGCACGTCGGCGCCGCCGCTCTCCCTCCACGTACTCGGCGGACGGAAGACAACTCGAGGTTGCTCAGGCGGCGCGCCAACGGCACGCGGGGGGCGGAAATCAACACCACCCAAAACGAGCTCCGGATCGTCCGAAAAATGTGTCGGGCGACCCAGAACCCCTGGGATCGGCAAAAAACATGGCCGTACTGGTGTTGAAACCTCTTCAACAGAGGCTTCAGGCATGGAAACCACGGATGCGGAACTAGCAGTCGGTGTGCCGCCGAGCTCACTCCAGGATGGGGGAGATCCCCCAGCCTCGAGTGCTGCGGCGGCATCTTGAAACAACTGTGTTTGCGCTGCGCGCTCGAGAGCCCGTGCCCGCAAACGCCTGTCCCTTGAATTCATCCCGACTCTCATCGGGGGGACAAACGGCACGGTAGTCGAGGGGCGAGCTAGGAGGCGCTTAGGCGGTCCCGGGTCATCCTCCGTACCAACCAAATCAATGCGTGCCCTAGCCTTAACGCGGCGCTTAGGAGTTCTCGCTACCCGGCACCGAATTTTCTCTCGTGCTACATCTATCACCCGTTCCGCATCACGATGCTCCTTGCGCGCAAGCTTAACATCAAGCACGACTGCAGAGGTCGTGAGCACCGGGTGTGAGAGCTCGAAATACTCGCCGTACCCAAGGGCACTACGCGTGCTCCTTGGCAATGTTGACCTTTGAAAAATCTGCGGCGGTTCGGTAACCAAGCGAAAAGCCTCCCCAGGACGCGGCTCAAGATCAAGCTTGCTGAGCGCGGCAGATATGCTGCGCCAAACGAGAGTGTCTGATGGCGTCTCCTCGTCGAGGCAAACGAGAGGAGGGACAAACTGGGGAGTTGAAGGGGAAGTAAAGGAGGGGGGGACTGCCGTGCGCCGCAATACATCGGCGTACGACAGGCGGGAACCGCCATGTACAGAGGCGGAATACGGGGTTAGGGGGTCTCTCACCCCCACTTCGGTGTTTATCGTTTGCCTCCCGGCAAACGCCCCATTACCGATAAGGGGACCGCTACTCAAGCTTCGCGGTGATGACAAAAAAGAAGAACCCGATTTTACCTGCTTCCACATCTCTGTGGGGCGCTTCGGTGGGGCGACTGCGAGTACAGTGCCCCCCCTAGCTGGTCTTAGGAAGACCAGCAGACCATGGTGCGGGCGCCTTACGGCGCCCGCTTGCCGGCACGGCCACCCTCCACGAGTGCCGGCTGGACCGTTATACACGGCCAAAAAACCCCGCGGTGTAGGCAAGGGCGTCACAAGCGCCCGGACGTACCGGACCGTCTAACAGCGCGCCCCCCCAAACGTGCACTAGGGCACATACGTGGCCCCCGGCGCAAGCCCACCTTGGAGACAAAACCAGCTA